TATAAGGTAAGAAAAGCTAACAAAGTATTTTTACAGATTGGTAAGAATATAGATAATAGATTCTTAGGTCAGGAACTATGGGGAGGTAACAGTAAACTCTTAGTAGTTTTTGAAGGGGAGAAGGATTGTCTATCTTATATGCAAACAAGAGATGGATGGCCCTGTGTTTCTCTACCTAATGGTGCTGAATCTGGACAGAAAACTATTAAGGAACAACTCTCTTGGTTACTAACCTTTGAGACAGTCATACTTTGTTATGACAATGATGAAGTAGGACAGAAGGCAGCAGCTAGAGACATTCAACTCTTACCACCACGTAAGGGTAAGATAGGAGTTATAGAAGGTTATAAGGATGCTAGTGATGCTTTACAGGCTGGAGATACCAGAGCTATTACAGGTATGGTGTTCAATGCTAAGGAGTATGAACCTGATGGGATTGTTAATGCTAATAAACTAAAGGCATCTATCCTTGAAGATCCAAAGGTAGACAGTGTTAGTTATGGCTATGAGTGCTTAGACAAAAGGTTACTGGGTCTACGTAAGGGGGAGCTTTGTACTATCACGGGAGGAACTGGCACAGGCAAGTCAACTTTTGTAAATGAAATTGCTTATAATCTTGCCGTCAAACAGAATCAAACAATCGCTTCTATTAATTTAGAAGAGAATAACTTAAGAACTGCTAGACGTTTTGTTGGCATCCATCTTAACCGCCCAATCCACATTGATAGAGGAGAACTTACCGATGAACAAATCTCAACAGCGTTCGACCAAACACTTGGGACCAATAGAGTCTACTTGTACGACTCTTTTGGCTCTATCGATCCTACCGTGTTACTTAATCGTATTAGGCACTGCGTTATCAGCCTCAATTGTGATTGGGTTATTTTCGATCACCTATCGATACTCGTCTCAGGTATGGACCAAGGCAGTGACGAACGCAGAGCGATTGACTACACAGTAACTCAGCTTAGATCTTTTGTAGAGGAGACTGGTTGTGGGATGATACTGGTCAGTCATTTAAGAAGACCACAAGGTAATAAAGGATATGAGGATGGAGAACAGACAAGACTAAGTAGCTTTAGGGGTAGCCAAAGTATTCCACAACTTAGTGACATTTGCCTTTCCTTAGAAAGAGATCAACAGGCAGCCGATAGTGGATGTAAAGTCAGGGTGTTAAAAAACAGATTCAGTGGTTGGCTAGGGGTATGCGGTCAAGTCAAGTACGATGAGGCCACAGGCAGAATGCTGGAAGTACCAGAGGAACAATCAAATGGTTATGCTACACCCGACTTTTGACGTATTTATTACAAGAATAAATGACGTAAAACTCTCAGCGTTAGCAGCGACTGAGGAATCTAAACGCTCCCTTCAATCCTTTTTTAAAGTCAATGATTTCGTCTACTCTTTCAACTACGCAACCCTCGAAAAACTTATCAAATACTGTCGCAAAAACAAACTCAAGCTCCACATCGATAGCAGTATTCGATATAGAAACAAACGCTTTAAGGATAAAGGACGTAACTAATATTTGGTGCTGTGCTATTAACAGTGGAGAGGAAACTATTCTTTATACAGATCCAAAGGAATGGATACCTATCTTAGAAAGTGCTGATGTACTAATAGGACATAATATTATTCAATATGATCTTGTCTGTATAAAGCATTTATACCCTGAATTTAATCCAAAGGGCCACGCCATAGATTCATTAATCTTGGCACGAATGTTTTACTCAGACATTTTGGATATTGACTACAGAAAGAAATGGGAGGGGATGCCTATAAACCTTTATGGAAGACACAAGCTTGAAGCTTATGGATACCGCTTAGGTCTTCACAAAAAACATGCAGACTTAGAAGATTTCAGTAGGTTATCTGATGATTTAGCAGAGAGGTGTGTCTGTGATGTTGACGTAACTGCTAAGTTATGGGACAGGCTGCAGCCGAAGGTTGATCTGTTTCCCTTAGCAGTCAACCTTGAGATGGAGTTTGCCACTCTTATCTCTAAACAGGAGCAATCTGGTTTCAAGTTTGATGAGAAGGGTGCATTAGAGCTTGAAGCTAAGATTGTTGAAAAACTGAATATTCTTGACGAAAGATTGAGACAACGGTTCCCTTTCGTTGACGGAGGAATCTTTACTCCTAAGCGTAATGACAAATCAAGAGGGTATGTAGCTAATGCAACTATGTGCCGCTTGACCCCTTTGAATCCCAATTCAAGGGATCATATAGCTTGGGTACTTAAGAATCATTTGCAGTGGTGTGCAGTAGTCCTCACCGATTCAGGGAAACCAAAGATCGATGAGACAGTTCTTAAGGAGATTTCTGGAGCAGAAGACTTTGTTGAGTCTTTAACGCTCCAAAAACGATTAGGCCAGCTAAGTACTGGAAACAATGCTTGGCTGCGTCTGGTCCAGCCTGATGGCTGTATCCACGGCAGTGTTATTACAGTCGGATGTGCTACTCAGAGAGCGTCACACGTCAATCCCAACACTGCTCAGGTACCAGCAGTTAGGTCAGTACTTGGGGAACAGTGTCGGTTATTGTTTGGACCTAACGTTTTGTCCAGTCCCAATGGGGCATTAAATAAGAGCACAATTGAATCTGCCACCAAACAGGTTGGCGTGGACCTTTCGGGTATTGAGGCTAGATGTTTGGCACATTACTTGTGGCCCTTTGATGAAGGTAAGTTTGGTCTTGAGGTTTTAGAGGGCGACATACATACTGCTAATCAAAAGGCTGCAGGTTTGCCAAATCGTGACTTAGCTAAAACATTTTTCTATGCCCTAATTTATGGTGTGGGTGGAGAGAAACTTTCTAAGATCACTGGTATGGATGGAAAGAAATTGAAGAAGACTTACTATAAAAATATGCCAGCGTTAGCAGAACTTACTAAGAGAGTAACAGCTAAGGCAGAGTCAGAAGGTGTATTAAATGCTATAGATGGAAGACCAATAAAAGTAAGATCACCACATAGTTCTTTAAACTTTTTACTTCAGTCTTGTGGAGCAATAATATCTAAGGTGTGGTATAACATCTGCTATGAAGATATAACTAAGTCAGGTCTTGTATATGGAACTGATTGGTCTTTCTTAGCTCACATCCATGACGAAATCCAATTTGCAGTTAGAGCTGAATTTTCAGAACAGCTTGCACTCATCGCTACTGAAGCCTCTAAAAAAGCAGGAGAACGGCTTAGAATGCGAATTGCAGTTGAGTCGGAATATAAAATTGGAAACAACTGGGCCGAATGCCACTAAGGTTTGTAAAACTTGTAAGCAAGAAAAACCTTTAGATGAATATTACAGACTAGGTGCTATTGGTACTAGATCTGATTGTAAAAATTGTTATAGCATAAATGCACATCTTTATAAGAAAATGCGTAAGAATCAAGTAGCTCCAGAGGAAGGTACTGCTTGTGAGTGTTGTGGTGATAGTACTAAAAAGCTAAATTGGGACCATGACCACGAAACTAAAGAACATAGAGGATGGATTTGTTGGAACTGTAATGTAGGTATAGGAAACTTAGGTGACAATTTAGAGGGTGTCACAAAGGCGGTTGAGTATTTAAAGGGAGCAGATAATATTCAAGAACCTGAGAAAGACATTAATGGCATCTGCGACATCTAATACTCTGCTAGTTGATGCAGATATGATGCTGTATAAAGCAGTAGTTAATTGTGAAGTAGAGATTGAATGGCAGCCTGATATTATTACAACTCATTTACCTTTAGCTCCAGTTAGGTTTCATTTTGAAACAGATTTGAATGTAAAACTACAGATGGCGGCTGCTGAAGAGTATGTATTATGTTGGACTCATCCTCAAAACTTCCGTAAAACAGTTGATAAATCATACAAAGCAAATAGAAGGGCTACAAATCATAGAGTAAAACCAGTAGGATTTAGAGAAGCTAGGAAATGGGCTGAAAGCAATCACCCATCCGAATGTTGGAATAAGCTTGAAGCAGATGATGTCCTTGGAGTTTTAGCTACAAGGGATACTTACGAAAGTCCTATTATTTGGTCAGGTGATAAAGACCTCAAACAAATCCCTGGCACCCATCTAAATGATGATGGAACCCTTTACGAAATTACACAGGAGGAAGCAGATGCCTTTTTCTATCGTCAGTGCCTCATTGGGGATACTGTTGACAACTACAGTGGCTGTCCTAGCGTTGGACCGAAAACAGCAGAAAAACTCATACCCTTGGAGGGATTTACAGAAGCCTCCGCATGGAGAGTGGTAGTAGAGCAATATAAGAAAAAAGGTTTAAGTAAGGTGCAAGCCTTAAATCAAGCTAGGCTTGCTCGTATTCTTCGTAATACGGAGTACACCTTTAATGAAGTTCAACTATGGACACCACTAACCCTAGCTACTACGGATACGGAGAAGACGGAGTAGTTGAATGTATCGATTACATAGATAGCCATGCCTTCGATTTTCTTGAGGGTAACGTAATAAAATATGTTACTCGTTACGAAAATAAGAATGGACTAGAGGATCTTAAGAAAGCTAAATGGTATCTTGATCGTCTAATCCAGAGAGAAGAGAGAAAAATGAAGCCGCATGACTTATCTTTATATAATTCCCTTATCGAAAACTCAGATGATGAAGAGCACCAACGCCCAAAAAGTCAAGCACTGGATGAGTGAAGCAGGTCAATTAAATGGCCTTGATTCATCTACTCATCATGCCCCTGACGTGGTGGATCTTCAATGCAGTTTTATTGATGAAGAGTACAACGAATTAGTCCAAGCCTACGCTAACGGTAGGAGAGACGAAATCATCAAAGAAGCCGTAGATCTTATCTGGGTAAGCTATGGTTTATTACACCTTTTAGGTATCGATGCTGATGAAGCATTTGGAAGAGTGTACGCTTCTAACCAGACAAAAATACCTTTTGAATACGTAGACGGTAAGGTTCAAAAGGGTAAAAATTATCAACCTCCTTCATTTTCAGACCTATGAAACTTAAAGAAGCTCCACTTAACCCTTCAATAGCCATGACTGGCAGGGTAGAGAGTTGGCTTGAGAACCCTACAAGACGTTATCCAGTGTCATGCACAGTTTTTGTATGTGAAGATACTATGGATGAGCATAAAGACGGATTGGAAGGGTCGTTCTTATTTGCTAGTAAAGCATTAAGGTATGGTGCTGGAGTTAGTATCCACCTTTCAAAGTTAAGAGCAAAAGGTACAAAGAATGAACATGGAATGGTCGCATCAGGTCCATGCGGATTCATGGAGATCTATAGCAAGTTCAACGAAGTCCTTAGAAGAGGTGGTACCTACAGAAATGGTGCGATTGTTAATCATTGTGATTACGACCATCCTGACATTATTGAGTTTATTAATTATGATCGGAGTCGAATACCTTGGGTTAAACGTTGCGTTAATGTTGATGAAGACGTAATCAATAAGCCTGACGTTCTCCACGCAATAATGGAGGGTGCTAGGAAAGGAGATATATGGATTGTTAAGAAGCAATATGATTCAGAAGGTGAAAGGATTTACCATAATGTATGTCAAGAAATATTACTTAAGAGTAGAGATACCTGTTTACTTTCTCACGTAAATTTAGGGATGACTAAGATTAGTGAGATTGTTGATGCTTTT